GATGCACGTTTACGGGAAACGTTTCATCGTGTTATCGTGTCGTCGTCGTTTCCTCCATTTCATGCGTTTACATATTGGATGCGCATACGATTGGAAAGTTTCATATCAATTTCGTAATCGTGCCCCATCGTGTCCCATCGGCCATTGTGTCCCATCGGCTACATTGTCTATTGACCGGGTAGACAATGTTATACGGTACGATATGTTGTTTTATTGTGTCCCGTTAGCCATTGTGACGAAGGCCCCCCGTACACCCCCCCAATGGCCGGCACACACACACAAATAGCCCCTCACCTAACCGCACAAACTTTTAGATCAAGATGAAGTTCGCCAATGGCACATAACGCCTTGTCGAGATTCGCCATGCGTTTTTTCCTTGACTTCCTTCCCGTATCGTGCTATCCTGTTGGAAAGGGTAGGACCCCGCTCTACGCTGGACAGGGAGGTTGGCGCTACGTGCCGCGAGAAGCAACAAACGCCGGGGCATTTGCCACGGAGAAACGGGCGGATGCGGAGGCACCGCTTATTGTTGCGCTGTATTTTGAAGGGTTATCCCTCAGCGCAATCGGGCGGCGTATGGGGCGACCTGTGGAATACGTGTCGCGTATATTCCATTCCGCTGTCGGCACTGTTGAGGTGCTGAAACAGAAGAAGTCGCGGGCGGAGTTGCAAGAACAGTTGTCGGACCGTATCACCTATGCGGCTGGGTTTGCACTCGACGAAATTATCTCGTTGTCGCAGAATGCAGAGTCGGAAGCGGTGCGTCGTCTCGCGGCTAAGGACATTGTGGATAAGTCCCTTGAGATAGCGGGTGTGGGGCAGCGCAAGGGGACCCAGGTGCAGGTCAACATTGGCGACGACGCGATGGCGCTCGCCATGAACGTGATGCGGGAGTTGTGTGTTAACCCGCGTGAAGGGGATAGGCTTCTTGGGGTCTGACGGGACACAACCAATATACGCTGATCCGAAGTACCAAGGATCGGCGGGTATTGTGTTACGCGACAATATGCGTGACATGGCGAAGTCGTCCCTGTATTTTTTCGCCAAGGCGGTACTTGGGTTCGACAAGTTAACGCATGATCTGCACAAGCCTGTGTGTGACTTCTTACAACTACCTGATCGGCGTAAGATGCTCGTTCTACCTCGCGGGCATTATAAGACAACAATATCCACGATATCCTACCCGATGTGGTTGTCCATCAACAATCCCAACATACGAATCCTACTCGCGTCTTCGACGACTACGAACGCACAGAAGATGCTTGGACTTATCCGCGCGAAGTGGGAGCGGTGCGATATGTTGCGGTGGCTGTTTCCAGAACTCCTGCCGGACACGGGGTTGACCCGGTGGAATGACTCTTGCGCCGTCATCAATCGTAAAAATGATTATCCGGAAGGTACTTACGAAGCGATTGGAGCGGGGGGCACCGCGGTGTCTCGCCACTACGATGTTATTATAGAGGACGATTTAGTATCCGAGGACCACTTAATATCTCGCGAGCAAATGGATAAGGTGATTTCTTGGCACCAGTACAAGGAGTCTCTCTTTGTGTCACCGGGGAAGGGACTAGACGTGTTGATTGGGACCCGGTGGGCGCATTTCGACCTGTTGTCGCACGTCATGGATACCGAACATGACCGGGTGCGCTACGTGCGTTCCGCCACGGAAAACGGGGTGCCCATATTCCCCGAAGAGTTCACGTTACAGGAGTTGGAACGGCTGTTGACGGTTATGGGACCCTATCGTTATTCCTGCCAGTATCTCAACGATCCGACACAAGATACCGCGCGTAAGTTTGACGAGCAGTGGCTCCAATATTTCGATATGCTCCCCCCCGGCAACTATGAGTATTATGTCGCGTGTGACCCTGCGGCTTCCGTCTTCAAAGCAGGAGGTGGCATTGCGAAAGACAGTGACTACACCGCCCTTGTCACGATTGCCGTCAACACAGCGGGTGATATTTTTGTGGTTGATGTGGTGTGTGATAGAATTGGTGTGGATGAGTTTGTGTATGAGTTGTTTCGGGTCGTGGAAACCTATCGTCCTCGCAGTGTTGGAATAGAGACCAACGCTTTCCAACGTGCGCTGTTGTTCCCCATACGGGCGGAAATGAAACGCAGTGGTACATACTTCAACATTATTGAGTTGAAGGCGTCTCGGGCCGCCACGAAACAGTTGCGTATCCTCGCGTTGCAGCCGTACTTTGCGAACGGTGGCATACACGTGCGAAAGGATTGTAAGGAGCTGTTGCACGAGTACCGTTTATTTCCGTTGGCGAAACATGATGATGTGTTGGATGCGCTGGCGTATGTTGTGCAGATGAATCGACCCGCGTTGCAGCCGGTGGAAATTACGGTGAAGCACGGGGACCCGTTGTCGTTCGACACGACGTTACGCGAGATTGACGCAAAGCGGGTGCGCGCGTTGCAATCACCGTGGCAACACGTGAACAAGTACGAAGTGGGGTTAACCCCGTGAATGACGACGATGTGTTGTGCCATGTGGACGAGGGATGGTGGGGCCATGCGGATGACCCGTCGTACATCGGTTTTTCCTTATAGACGCCCTTGCCGTTCGCTGTTGCTTTGCCTTTGAATTTCGAGTAACGAGGAGGTAATAACATGAAAGGGCCGCCGAAGATGAAAGGTTGCAAACAGATGAAAGGGGGTGGTGGACCTACGGGACCAAAACAAGGTGTTGTCACCGGAGGTAATATGTCCGGTCTGTCGAAGGGTCTTGCATCAGCGCGACCTGTAAAGTCTAGCCGCATGGCGTCGTTAAAAAAATCTATGTTTGGGGGTGGTATGTAATGGCTGACGGGAAAATGGGTGGTGGTTTTGGCCCTATTGAATCACCGAAGTCAACCGAGTCCAAAGACGGAACGTATAACGGGAAATCTACCGGGGGCGTAAAGTAACTTGTCTTCTCGAACTCCGAGTGAGTGGTTATCCGACATCAAGCTGGGCTTGCGCTATCGTGCCGCTAATGAGCGCGAGAAACGGTGGCAGCGTAACTACAGATATTTCAAAGGACAATATGATGCGGGACTTATTCCGGTCAATATAGTCTTTGGTATCTGCCGCACGATGATTCCGCAAATCTATTTTAAAGCGCCCACTGTTCTAGTGAGACCACGTCCGGGTCCGCAACAGGAGTATGCCCGACGCATGATGGCGTCAAAAACACTCCAAGCAGCTGACAAATACCTCATAGGACAAATGGGGCTTAAAAAGACGCTGAAACTGGCCACGCTTGACAGCTTATTGTACAACGTCGGGATTATGAAAATAGGCTACCACTCAGTATTCTCCGAGTTTGAGGTTGGGCCTTCGGCAGAGGCTCAAGAGGTGTTGGGGGCACTGGCACAAATAACCGGGGAGACCCCCACGCCTCCTGAGCAAATGACGGAAAAAGAGTACGATAAGTACATCAAATATTCCTACCACGATCTTATCCAGCCCAATATGCCGTGGGCGTTACGTATCTCGCCAAAAGACTTTGTCGTTCCCGTGGGCGCGAAAAACATTGAAGAAACGCCTTGGTGTGCGTTTCGTTTTGTAAAACGGCTTGACGAGATGAAGTTGTCGCCAGTGTACAAGAATAAAGGTGACTTGAAGGCTAACGCCACTCTCCGTCTTGAGGATCATGACGGTGTAACATCACCGGCGGAGTACCAGAACCAAGTGGCCGGTCCTTCTATGGATGATTATGTAGAAGCGTGGGAAATATGGGATAAGCGCGACGAAACTATTCGTGTTGTGGCAGACGGTGTCTCCAAGTTCTTGCGTGAAGAAGAACACGGGCTTGAGATAAAGGGACTTCCTGTTGAGATTATCCAGTTTAATCCTGATGGGGATGACTTTTGGGGTGTCTCACACGTCGATGCGATTGCGCCTCAAGTTGCAGAATATACAGAAACACGTACACAAGAAGCGTGGCATCGTAAGATTAGTAACTTGAAAACGCTTATCGACAAAAACCTTTTGGACCCGGCGGAAATTGCAAAGATTGAAGCGGGCACAATCGGTCCGATAGTACTAGTAAACGGTGATCCGTCAAAAGCGGTATACTCATTCACACAGTCCATGTCCCGCGATATTTATAAAAACGCTGAGGACATTTTCGCAGACCTTAAAGTTATTATTGGGTACAATCGCAATCAAGGTGGTGAGTTTGAACAGTCTCGCCGTACCGCTGAGGAAATAAAGACGGTACGTGGTGTTAACCAAATACGGGATGATGAGTTGCGGGATATTATCGCTGATGTGTTAGCCGATATGTTTTCGAAGAAGATACACCCACTCCTGTTTCAAAACTGGTCTAACGATCGGTTTGTAGAGGTTACTTCTATTCAGCAATCGGTGCAGCCACAGCCGATGATGGTACCGGGGCAAATGCCGACGCAAATGGCTGTGCCACAACAGAATGTGGAGTGGAAACCGTTTGACGGTGCTGCGATTCGCGGTGAATATGATGTAGAAGTTATTCCCGACTCTACACTACCGTTGAACAAAGAAGCAGAGAAGCAAGAAGCATTAGCGTTATTTCAAGCGTTTCGTGATGACCCGTTTATTCGTCAGGACGTGCTGCGTAAGAACACTATTGACAAGTTTGAATCTGTAAAAGTTGAGGAATTGTTGAAAACGCCGCAAGAAATGCAAGCTGAACAACAGCAACAGTTTCAGATGCAGATGGCACTTGCACAAGCGAAAACACAAATGGCCGGTACCCCTGCGGCTAACGATCCTAGTTCTGTTGTGGGGAAACCGAAGGGTAACGGGAGTGGGAATAATGTATCGACTCAATGATTTTGAGTGTGGGCATTGTGGTAATCGCCAGGAAGAACTGTGTGATGTACCGCCGGGACTTATGAGTGTGCAGTGTAAAACTTGTGGATCGTTAATGTC